TCGTAAAACGGCATCAGGTTCGGCGTGAAACCCGTGGTGCCGTCGACGTCGTGCAGGCCGTTGGTCTTGCCCACGTAGATGTGGCCCTGGTCGCTGACCAGGCTGTTGATGCCATACGTGGTGTCGCCGACGCTGATCGCGGCGCCCCAGTTGGCGTCGGTCATGGGGTCGGTGGCCACGTTGCGCACGCTCGAGGTGGAGTCCGAGCCGATCATCTGCCACGCGCCGAAACTGCCCGAGGCCTGCGCCTGGTACCACGCGTGGGCGAGGGCTTTTCTGTTGGGCCCAGTGCTCCAGGTGCCGCCGGGCGTCAGTTGCAGCAGTGGGCCGGGCGGCGAGCTCGACAGTGAGCCCGTGGAGGTGCCCACGTACAGATTGCCCAGGAAGGTGTCCATCGACCAGGCAATCGACCCGCCCAGGACCGTGTAGACGTTCTGCGGCGTGCCCGTGCCGCCAGGCACGCGGTAGATCTGGCCGCCCACGCCGAAATAGAAATCTCCATTGAAGTCCATGCCGCAGCGCGGTGAATACGCGGTGCCCGGCAGGTTGATGACCGTGACCAGCGGGCCCGGCAGCAGCAGCCTGGGAAAGCGCGCGTCGGCGTTTTCGGCCCAGGCGTAGGTGTCGTTCAGCAGCCGCCAGGAGTAGCCGAAGCCCAGGTGGAAGGTGTCCATCACCAGCGGCTCTTCGGAGATGTCGATCGGCTCGCCGGAGACCTGCACGCTGCTGGTCTCCTGGTCGTTGGAGACATTCCCTCCATTGCCCTGGCGGTTCGCCGACGAGAACTGGAACAGCGTCAGGTCCTGGCCGTTGAGGCTGATGCTTTCGCGGAGCGGGAACGGCATCGGATCCTAGCCGGGCGTCATCAGCGAGTAGCCGTAGCCGTAGTTCTGGCGTGAGCGCACGGTCAGGATCGCCGGCCAGTGGTTGGTCCGCCGCTGGGGGTGCATCAGCGTCAGCCGCTTCCACTGGTTGGCCGCTGCGCGCGCCTGGGCCCGCAACTGGCGGTACGTTGCCTGGTCGTCGGGCATGCCCCACTTGGCGAGCTCGGTATACACCCACGCGTTGCCGACGATCTCCATGCCGAGGAGTGGCATGATGGCCTGGTCGGCCTCGTTCTGGAGGCCCTCCGTCGCGGCGAGGCCGAAGCCGGTGCCGGTACTGGGAAAGATCCACCACGACATCGGCACGAACGCCTGGATGAACAGCACCGACTCGTCGTCGATGGTCGGCGTGATCTCAATGGCGGGGTTGTCGCCGCCGGGCACCCAGCGCCAGTTGAACATCAACTGGTCGACCGACTCCGGTGGGTCGTTCAGGCTGCGGAAGAAGACTTCGACGACCTGGTCCTCGGCCTGCAGCCAGGGGAACGCGGCCCCGAGCGGATAGATGCGCTGGTTCATCACGCCCGGCAGCGGCAGTTTCTGGATGGTCCAGCACTCCGCGAGGGTGCGATTGACCAGGTCGTTCAACCCCAGTCGCCCCTCGTACTTGACGGGCGGCAGGCGACCGTAGACCTCGACGGGCGTATCGATGGGCGTCAGATTGGCAAAGGCGCGCTCCGTGGTGATGGTGCCCGTGCTCGGGTCCAGGCCGGTTTCGTACTGGATGCGGCGACACTCGCCGGCGTTCGGACCCGTGGGCTGGTACAGCCACGTGTTGCCGAAGAAGGTGTTTTCCAGCTCGGTCGACTGGAACTGGCTGCACACGACCTGATTGGGCTGCGTCGCGCCCGCGGTCGTGTCGACCTGGACGTTGTAGCCGGCGGTCTCGGCGAGCCGGCGACGATAATCGCCAAGACTGTTAGGCACGCTCAGGCATTGCCCTCGATGCTGACCGTGGCCGCGACGCGCGCGTGACCGGTGGTGGCCGGGATGGTGTTGATCTGCAGCGTGATGCGATCGCCGGGCCGCACCGCGACGCTGCCCGCGTCGCCGACGGCGTTGGTAAATTCGCCGGTGGAGGCCGCGGCGAGGGTGGGGCGACTCGCGGCGGCGGCCCAGATACTGGTGCCGTTTTTGAGGACGTCGCCGACGGTGTTGCCCGCGCCGCTGCCGGCGGTCACGGCGAGAAACTTCACGGCGGTCATGCGACCGAACACGGTGGAGACGTATTCGCTGAAGATCTGACCGGCGGTGACCGCGGCATTGGAATAGCCGGTGACGTTGTCGACGACATTCTTGGCCTGTGCACGTGTGCCTGGCATGAGGGGAAAGCCTCCTGTCTTCTGGTATTGCTAGTTGTCTTCGTCGTCCTCGTCGTCGTCAGTTGTCGGAGTTGGAGAAAACTGCCCGTGCGGGTTCCTGCGGCGTGGCTGAGGCTGCTCGAGCTGACGCAAGGCCAGGACGACGGCCGCGGCGATCTCGGCCGCTGAGGAGCTCGAGCCGGCCGGCAGGCTGCCACTGCGCACCAGGCCGGCGACGATGCCGTCGGCGAGTTCGACCTGCTGACGGTGGTCGCTGTGCATCACGCCCTGGTGCTGGCGCAAAGCCTGCTCGGTGGGAAAGTCGTCGCGGCCGCAGTGCTCGCACGCCTCCGGCGCCGGCGGCACGTCGTGCTCGTCGAGCTGCGGAAAGTGCACCGGCCGCGCGCCCATCCAGCAGCCCTGCTCGCGCGCGTTGCGGCCCTGCGGGCTGCCCGTGTGGCTCACGTGGCCCTCGGTCGCCACGTGGCGATCGCAGGTCGGCACCAGCGGCGGCCGCAGGTGGTAGCCCAGGCTGACGACCTGCTCCACGGGCAGCTCTCTGGCGCCGCCGGCCTGGAACAGCGCCTCGTACGGGTGGTCCATGTAGTACGCGCTCGAGCCGAACTGGCCGTATTCGAACAGCGGCGTCCAGCCGCGGCGAACCTTCTTCATGATCTCGCTATCCTGCGCGTCGGCCGAGACGATCTCGCCGCTGGGCATGCGCAGGTACAGCAGTCCCTCGTCGGTGATGACGCGATTCGGCGCGTCGGTGCTCAGGGTTTCAGGCATGGTCCTCGGGTGCCTCGGAAACGGTGGTGATGGTGGGCCGCGCAAAGACGGCGATGTATTCCCATTCGACCTCGTCGGTCAGAGTGTGCGGCAACGTCGAGACGCGCCACAGGCTGTCGTCGGCCTGCAGCGGCGTGCGCGGGCCCTTCGGGGGTCGCTTGCCGACGCCCTTGACGGGCACGACCGGCAACGGCCCGCGCGGCCGCTCGGGCGACAGGGCCACGAAGCCCCAGCCCTGTTTTTCGAGCTGGCCGCGCATCCGCTCGAGCGACCAGGTGACCTGCCGCTCGAGCAGGTCGGAGGAGGCCTCGGCCGGCACGCGGACGTGGAACGGCAAGCGGTAGGCCGCGCGCTCAGCCTCCTGGCGGACGAGGATGGTGCGCATCAGCTGTACGACACGGTGTAGGTGCCATTCACGAACTGGATGGCGATGCCCGTGCGGCACGGGATGCCCAGGTCGAGCACCGTGCCCTGGTTCTGGCCACCCGAGCTGTAGACGATCTGGCCGCCAGGAATGGAGCTGTTGTCGGTGACCACGAACTGCGCGCTGACGCTGGTGATGCACACCTTGCACAGCCGGCCGGGTCGATTTTTGACCACGGCGTTGCCACTCAGGGCGACGCTGGTCTGGCCGCTGAAGGTTTCACGCATAGGGTTTCACGACCAGATGATGATGCCGTTGCCCGTGCCGGGCACCTGCAGGAAGATGCCGGTCTGGCAGGGCATGTCGACCGGCAGAATCGTCCCGGCCGCGGGCGTCGGCGGCGAGACCCAGACGATCGGTCCGCTGGCCGCGCTCGGGTTGTCGTAGATGGTCAGGTTGCCCGCGGTGACGGTGGCATTCACGAGGACCTTGGCGACGCGTCCGGCGCGGCCCTTGATGGTCTGATTGACCGCGCCCCACGGGGTATACGTCTGGCCCTGGAACGACTCGCTCACTACTTCACCGCGTTGAGTCGAACCGTCCAGTTTGAAGAGTTCGTCGTCACGCCGGCGGCCTCGTCGGCCTCGAGCCGCTCGTACATGCCGTAGATGCAGTCCATGCTCACAATCCAGCTCAGGTCGAGCGGCGAGTACCACGTGTGCGTGGTCGGCTGACGCTGGATGGCCTTGAAGTAGTGCGTCTTGGACCAGTACGCGCCGACGCTGTTGGGCGCGGTGCCGGTGAGCAGCTGCGACTCGTACACATCGGCGCCGTAGATCTTGCCGACCCTGGCCTCCTCGACGGCGGTGCCGGCCTCGTCGACCCCGACGTACAGCATGTTCGTGAATTTCTCCAGCTTGAGAAAGCCGCTGTACGTGGCTGGCGAGACGCAGATGTACCAGGGTCTGGGCGCGGCGTTGTTGCGCAGGATGGTGCGGCCACCGATCAGGTTGTCGTCGGTCAGCTCCGCGCCCGCGGTGCCGACCTGGTTGGTGGCCGAGTTGAACAGGCCGGCCGCGTCGACGTCCATCTGGCGCGCCAGCGCGTACGCCCCGGCGATGGTGGTCTCAGCGCGGATGTCGTAGCGCGATTGGATCTCGGCGATGTCTTCGATCTGCTGGGCGATGGCGCGGTGACCGTTGGTCATCGGCAGGATGAACTGCTGCTGCGTTTCGGTGATGGCCTGGGGCGTGAGCGGCGTGCCGGGCGCCTTGGGGTTGGCCGTCAGGTTGTGGCGTGACGGCAGGTTGATAGTGTTGGCGTGCTGGTCGACGAGGGCAGATTTATCGTCGAACAGCGCCGCGACAACGATGTCGAGTTGGATTGCGCGGTTGAGCTCTGGACTCCAGACCTGATCAATAAATACAGCTGAAGTCGTAATCGTGACTGGCGGCAAGGTATGTGACCCTCAACTGAGGGCTTGTCAGGCCCTGGCTAAAAACTGCGGCCGTTGCGCTCGGCGGCCGCCGCGAGCTGGTTGGTCAGCGCGTCGATCTGCGCTGAGGTCAGCTTGCGGGCCTCCTTGGGCGACATGGCCAGATATTCCTCAATGGACACGGGATTGGACAGATCGCTGGTCTGTCCGTTGTGCGCCTCGGGCGTCGCGCGCGAGCCGACGAGTCGCCCGCGCAGGCCCTGGTTTTCGGCCTCGAGGCGAGCGACCTGCTCGTCGCGGGCGCGCTTGCCCAGGTCGAAGGCGCGTTTCACCAGCTCGCCGGGATTCGGCGCGGTGTGCAGACTCTGATAATCCTCGTCGGTGACGCTGGCGTCGACATTGCGGACGTTGGCAAAGTCGTTGGCCATCTCGTTCAGGATCTGCTGACGCGTGGTCTGCATCAGCGCCTGCGCCTGGCGGTTGCCGTCGTACATCTGCAGGATGGTGTTCCAGGCCTGATTGCGCGTGTTGTAGTCGGTGGAGCGGGCCTGTTGGAACAGGTTCTCCACGCGTTGCACGGCTTCGCGCTGGATGCGTTCCGCTTCGGCGACCTGGTTCTGCTGCTGCAGTTGTTGCTCGTACGCGGCTCGGCCTTCGGTCAGACCCCGCTGGTACGCGTCCTCGGCCGCGCGGCGTCGGGTGCCCCGCGTCTCACCCGCCTGGGGTGACTCCGCGGCTCCAGCGACTTCGGCATCGGTCTCGGGTGCGCCGGCTGGCTCAGGTTCCGGTGCGCCGTCGGGCGGTGCGGGTGGCGGCTCGGGACTCGGTCTGGTTTGATCCAGGAACCTCTCGGGATAAATCGAGGCATCCGGACCAAGCTCGACCTGGACGAGGTCGCCACCGTCCGGGCCCGTCGGGGCAGGTGCGCCTTGCTCAGTCGGAGGAACGGGGTCTGGCATTCAGACGATCGCTATCGTAGCGCTAACAGATTCTCAACACACGCCGGCTATAGTAGGGCGCGAACAAAAATGCTCCCGCGTCGCAGTTGGCTTGAGCGACCGGGAGCACGACACCGAAAAGGAGTGTTTTCGATGCAGCCAGAGTCTACTGAAAGTCGAGACCGACCAGACTTTGTACGGGTGCTTGGCATCGCCTTCACGCTGTGGATGGGGTGGGTCTTTGCCGTCCCGGTCCTCGAGCACTTTGGAGGTTTAGGTTTCGGTCTTGCGTGGTTGAACAACAGCTACGTGGGTGCCGGCGCCGTCTCACTCGTGCTCGGATTTTGCCTGCCGCAGTGGTTTCCGAAGCGCACCTAACCTAGCCAAGCAGGCTGCGGATCAGCGCCTGGTTGTCGGCGTTGCGCTGCAACTGCTGCTGCAGCAGTAACTGCGTCTGCATCACGTCCGGGCCATAGCCGGTGACCGGCGCGAGCAGACCACCGGGTGTGGGCTCTCGGCGCGTCTGCAAGCCCGCGCTGCCGATGACGCCCAGCATGCGCATGTCCGCAGCGTGCGAGGCGGACTGATCGAGCATCTTCAACGCGTACTGCTGCGCGTTCGGCGTCATGTTCTTGAAACCGGCCGACGCGACCAGCTGCGCGGACGAGCGCTGCAGTTGCTCGCCCTGCAACTGCTGCCAGGTGCGCTGCTCGGCCGGCGTGAGCGCGATCTGCTCGTACGGACCGTAGGGCACGGTCCTAGGCGACGCTGAGGGCGCGACGTTGGCCGTCTCCATCGCCTGCAGCAGGGGCGTGCCGAGACCCGCGGCCTGGCGTGCGGGCAGCATCTCGCCGAGGCCCTGCAACGGGTTGCTGACCGGTCGCCCGAGCACGTCCTGGCGCGCCGGCAGGTTCTCTCGGGCGCCGGGGATGTTCTGCAGCACGTTCTCGAGCACGCTCTGCGGCAACTGCTGCGGCGTGACCGCGTTCAGCGTCTGCCGCTGCAACGGGTCGGTCATCTGCGCCACCGAGCGGACCGTGCCTGAGAACGGCACCAGCCCGCCCAGCACGCTGGAGGCGATGTCGCCGGCGCCGGCGAGCCCGGCACCCTGCACGCTCGCGCCCGAGCCGACGGCGTCGTACAGGTTGGCGAAGGTGCGCAGGGGCGTCGCCGACATCAACTGGTGCCCCACCTCGGCGAGGAGCTGCGCCGCGGCGGCCATGCGCGGATCCTGCACGCCGTACGCCTGCGGCCCGGCGCTTTCCTGCCGCGCCTGGGCGACGTTGAAGGCTTGCGCCGCGTCGGCGTAGGCGCCGGCGGCCATCATCGGGCCGCGCAGTGCCGGCGCGAGCTTGTCCCAACTGTAGTAGTTGCCATCCGGTGCGCGGAAACTGTCGGGCTGGTTGCCGTTGGCCAGCCACACCTGGCGCTGGCCGGCATCGGTCGGCCCGCTGCCGGTGATGTTGCCCTGGACGGCCTGACTGGCCAGCCAGCCACTGAGCATGGTGCCGAGCACGTTATTGGTCAGGCGCTCGCCGAGTGGGCCGACGACGTTGGTCGGCAGGCCGCCTCGAGTCGGCGCGCTGAACGCTCCGCCGGCGTAGGGACCCTCGCCGACCAGGTTCCCAAGCGGCGTGGTCGCGCGCGTGACGTCCCAGGCCGTGCCCGCGAGCCCGAGGGGCGAAAACTCGGCCATGCGCGTCCCCAGCGCCATGCCCATGCGGTACACGGGGAACAGGGCCTCGGTCAGGGGGTTACGTTCGGCGAGCTGTTGCGCAAACCCGCCAGTGAGGGTGCCGAGATCGGCACGTGCGGACGCGCGCGCGCCAGCCGCCGCGGCGGCCTCGGGCGTGGCCCCGGCACCGAGCTCCATGGACTGGATGAGCTGGTCGGTGGCGTTCTGAAACGCGCCGTGCAGCGCGCCTGGGGCCTCGATCAGATTGGCGAGCACACCCGGCGTGCCGCCGGTGGCTGAGGCGCGTAGCGAGCCCGCGCGTGACTGCGACAGACCCGCCAGGAAGTTATCGGTCCAGTCAGTCAGGCCCTGCACTGCGCCCTGGGTGCGTCCTACGGCGGCGGCGGGGTTGCCGGAGCCGATGTCGCGCAGGATGCCCGTGAGGTACGCCACGCCGGGGCTGAGTGTGGCGTTGGAAGCGACGTCGGCCATCGTGCCGAGACCACCGACGACACCGCCGCGGTACGCGCCGCGAATCCAGTCACCGAGGGAGATGGCGGCCGGCGCGGTGCCGGTGCCGGCCGCGAGCGCGCCAGGGATCTGGGTGGCCAGGTCAACGCCTGGCCCGCCAGCGAGCGCGCCGAGCCCCGCGCCCGCGGCGATCTTGAGGCCACGATTCGGGTCGTTGGGATCGGTCGCGAGGTACGCTCCGCCACCACCCGCGGCCGCGCCACCCAGCAGGCGCGCGAATTGCGCGCTTGCCAGACCTGGTTGTCTGGACTGCAGCATGTTCTGCAGGCCGGTCAACACGTCGCTGCCCGCCATCGGTGCCTGCGGGATCACGGGCGCGAACTGGTTGCCCGCGGTACGCACGAACTGCGTCGCTTCGGGATTGGCGGCGACCGCGGCGGCGTACGAGTTCGCCGGCGTGGCGGGCGCCTCGACCCTGACGCCGTACTGGTCGTACTGGATCGGATTCGGCGGCTGAAAGCCCTTGAGCACGCCGTACTGGTCGTAGTTGTTCGGGTCGCGCAGAAAATCATCCAGGGCGATGCGCTGCTGCGCGTCGGCGTTGATCGACTGCAGCAGGTCGTCCTGGGCGATCCGTCGCGAAGCGGCGGCGTTGATGTCGCCCAGCAACTGGTCCTGGGTCTGCGCGAGCGCGCCCGGCGCGGCGTTCTCGAGCACCGCGGCCGTTTCGGGCGCGACGGCACCGCCCGCTGTGGCCATGCGCGAGGTGAGCAGGTTGCTCAGCACCGACGGCAATCCGGTGTCTGCTGCCGCGGCCGCCGTCGGGCCGCCGCTGCCAGGCAGCGCGGAGGCCGCGCCGAGCAGCGTGCGGATGGCGCCGCCCGCGACGTCGCCCACGTTGCCCTGCTGCAAGCCCTGCAGGATCTGTGGCACGCCCTGCTGCACGATCTGGCCATAGGGATCGATGCCGAGCTGCGGCCCGAGCGGCTTGGTCAGGTCCAGGTTGCTGCCCGCGCCGCCGATGGGATTGCCGAAGATGTCGTGGAGGCCGGTGGGTTGCTGAGCCGCCTGGAGTTGCTGCTGCTGCCAGTCACTCAGGCCCTGCCCAAGATTGCCGAGCAGGTTCTGCACGCCGCCACCGACGCCCTGCGCGCTCAGGTCCGGCAGCACGCTCGAGAGGCCCTGCACGGTCGGAATGCCCTGCGAGACGAGCGCGTTGTTGGTCAGCACGTCGCCGAGCGACGGCACCGCCTGGCTCACGCTCTGGCCCAGGCCGCCCAGCGCGTTCCCCGCGCCCTGCAGCAGGTTCTGCGCTCCGCCGAGGATGTCGGGCGGTTTTAGCAGCAGCTGGTTCTGCTGGCCGACGTTCAGCACGGCCTGGCTGATCGTGTCGGCCTGCTGCTGGGTGGCGCTGGTGGGCGGATTGAGCGCCTGCGCGATCTGTTGCGCGCTCTGGATGCCCGTGCCGATGCCCATGGGCAGCAGACCCAGCGCGACGTCGCTGGGCGTGACGCCCAGGATATTCGGCTGGTTTGATCCAGAGTTGAGCGCCTGCGGCTGGGTCTGGCCCAGCGTCGCCGCCTGACCTGGACCCGACAATGGATGGTCGGCGTAGATGGCCGCGCGCGCGTTGCCCTGCGACTGCGGCATCTGGTTGATCTGGTCGGGTGTCATCCACTCGGAGCCGCCTTTGAGATCGGTGCCACTAGTGCCGACGTGCATCTGACCGGTGTCGGCGTTGAAGCCGTCGACGTAGTAGTAGTGGCCCGGCGTGTCGATGATGACCGGGTTGCCCGAGCTCGCGTCGCTGGCCACGCTGTTCCAGTCGACGCCCTGGGTCAGGTGCGCATCCACGCCCATCGACTTGAGCAGGTTCACCTCTGAGCCCGCGCCGGCCATGCCCTGGCTAGGGTTCCAGCCGACCTGCTGGGCGAGCTGCTTGGCCTCGTCGATCGTGGGATTGCGACCGTAGGTCTGCGCGAAGGCGAGCGCGGCGGCGGGTCCGCAGAACGCCATGGCATCACCGGGAGAGAGACCCATGGCGAACTGCGAGACCCGCGCCACCGCGCTCTGGACGCCCTGCACGGCCGAGTTGACCGCCTGGGGCGCCTGTTGTGCCGCGTTCTGGACGGCTTGCGTGCCTTGCTGGACCAGGTCCTGCGCGCCGCCCAGGATGGTGTTGACGTAGTTCTGCGTCTCCTGGAACGGTGGTACGCCGCCGTACTGGGCCACCGCACCGGGGCCGGCGTTGTAGGCCGCGAGCGTCTTGGCCCAGTCGCCGCCATAGGTGGCCAGGTTCTTCGCGTCCATCTGCGCCGCCGCGCCCAGCGCCTGCGCGGCGTTCATCGGGTCGATGCCGAGGCCCTGCGCCGTGCTGGGCATGAACTGGGCGATCCCCAGGGCACCGGCGCCAGACTTCGCGTTCGGATTGAAGCCCGATTCTTGCTGGATCTGCCTAGAGAAAATTTCGGGGTCGATGCCGGCGCTTGCGGCTGCCTGACGCGCCTGGTCGATCAGGTCGCCCGGTTGGTTGGGTTGCGGACCGGCCGGAGCGCCCGGTGTGCTCACCGGCGCGTTCTGCGGGGGTGCAGGCGGCGGTGGCGGCATGGACGGGCTCGGAGGACTCGGGGCGGCTGGCGTGGGCTGTGGGCCCGCCTGCGCGTTTCCTGAGAGGCCGAGCAAGTTCTGGAGCTGCTGCTGCGCCCAGTTGTCACCCGCCTGCTGCGTGTCCGTCGGTGTCGGTGTTGGGGTGGGCGCGGGTGTCGGCACGCTCGGCAGTTCCGGCGCGGGTTGCGGTGTTGGGGCGGGCGCCGGCGTCTCAGGCGCGGGAGCCACGGGCACCGGCGTTGGGGTTGGCGCCGGAGTCGCCTGGCCGGGCGTGGGCGCCTCGACCACCGGCGTTGGCGTGGCGACGGGGGCTGGCGCTGGCGGCGGCGTGGGTGCCGGTGCGGGCGGAGCGAGCTGCTGGACCATGCTCTGCGTCTGCTGCATGGCGTTCTGCATGGCTTGCTGTGCCCAGTTCTCGCCGGCCTGCAGTTGGCCGGTGACCTGCTGCGACCAGATCTGGCCGGCTGTCTGTCGCAGGGTGTCCGGGTCGAGCCAGATGCCCGTGGCCACGTGGTCAGCTCAGAGACATCGCGCCGACCGGGGCTTGCTGGCCGACCCGACTGGCGTTGTACGCGGACATGAAACTGGGCAAGGTGTAGCCGGCGGCGCCGAGTCCCGAGCCGAAGGCTTGCAGCTCGTCGGGCGTGAGTTTCTCGAGCGAACCGGGCGCCAGGGCCTGCGCGCCCCGCTGGGCGATCTGGTTGATGCTGTTGAGCGTCGAGTTGTAGTCCCAGCCCGGCGTGGCGCTCGAGGTGATCGGGTTGCCGTTGGCGTCCGTGCCGCCATACCCCATCTGGCCCATCAGGCCCTGCGCGCTTTGCGGTGTGGGCGCGGTTGAGCCGGTGCCCTGGAACGCGGCCATCTGGCCCGCCGTGTTGTTTTGCAGATTCTGCAGGTAGGTCGGCACGTTGGGATTGCCCTGCGCGCCGCGCAGGTAATTGCTGAGCTGGAAGGTGTTCTGTGGGCCCTGCAGTTGGGCCGCGGTCGACAGGTACTGCTGGCCGAGCTGGCCCTGCTGCAGACCGAGGTTCTGCTGGAACTCGGCGAGCTGCTGCATCTGCTGCTGGTTGAACTGCCGTGCGGCCTCGGTGGGCGCACCGTTGTACATGCCCGAGAGCTGCGCGGCCTGGTTGATCGACTGCAGGGTCTGCTGCGGCAGCGCGTTCGGGTTCTGGTAGCCGGCCTGCTGCAGCGCACCGTTGGTCGCCTGCGCCCAGGCCTGCGCGGCGAGCTGCGGGTTGTTCTGGTTGTAGCCGAGCCAGAACTGCTGCTCAGACTGCGGCAGACTGTAGAACGACTGGCCCTGCATGTTCATGCCCTGCTGCATGAGCGCGGCCGGCTGCATCTGCGGGTTGGTGAAGTAGCCCGTCAACCCCGCCGTCGTCGCGGCCTGCGTATAGGCCTGCTGCTGCGCGGCCTGCGTCTGCTGGCTCGGGCCGGTGGGTGGGCCCATCGACAGTTGCTGCAGCGTGTTCCAATCGACCGGCTGGGCACCGGACATGAGCGCCTGGGCGGTGGTGCCGCGCTGCGCCGCGGTCTGCTGCAGGCCTTCGGCGCTGGTCATCTGCACCGAGCCGTCAGCGTTGACGATGCCGTAGGCCGGGCCGAGACCGGGCGTCGTGCTCGGCGCGGTGAGCACGGTACCGGCGGTGTAATTGGACGGCAGCGGCTGCGCGAACTGGCCGGTGACGCCCGCGCTGGCCAGCGCGTTCTGCAACTGCGAGCCGAGTAGCGCTTGCTGCACCTGCTGCTGGTTCAGGGTGGGCGTACCGGCCGCCGGTTGCGTCGGGCCCCCAGAACCCCAGGTCAGGTAGTTGCCGCCCGGCGCGAAGCCGTACGCCTGACCGTAATTCATGGCCTGCGACAACGCGGCCTGCTGCTGCTGGAACTGCAGCGCCATGAGGAACTGCTGCATCTGCTGCGACAGCGCCTGCTGCTGCAGTCCGGACTGCACGCCGGCCGTCTGGCCGGCGAAGGTGCCGAGTCCGCCGAGGAGTCCAGAGAGGTCTGTTAGCTGGGCCCTCCTTCAGGCAAGGTTGCGGGGCCAGGACTCGAACCTGGCTCTGCACTCAACAGAAGTGCCATGCTGACCACTACACCACCCCGCGTCGTCATTGCAGCGGCATCCCGACGTAGTTCTGGCCACCCAGCATGGACATTGGACTCGGCAGGTTCATGCCGTACATCGAAAGCACGTTGGGATAGTTTGGCTGATTGCCGGCAAGACCCTGCGCGAAGGACTGCGCCGGCGTTGGCGTCGCGCCGGCGGACGCATAGTTGATCGGCGACGGCGTGGCGTAGGGTGACGGCGCGCCAGGATAGGGCGCCGGTGCCTGCGCGTTCGTCGGAATCGTGGGGCCGGGTGCCGGTCCGCCACCACCCAGAGCACCTGCCATCGCCAACGGATTGAACGTCGCGCCGGCGCCTGGCCCCTGGGGCTGGCCGTTGACGTTGACGTTGATCGTCGGTGACTGAGCACCGCCGCCACCCTGCGCCTGCGCGGCACCCTGTTGCTGGCCGATGCTGTTGCCCTGCGCGAAGCCCTGCAGGAACGACGGCATGGGCGGCGGTGCCGGGACGTTGACCGGCGCGAACTGCGGCTGGGCCAGTTTGCTGCCCATGTAGTCAAGCACCGACTGGAACGCGCCGGCCATGGCCTGGCTGCCTTTCGGCGCGTAGGCGTTCATCTGCTCGAGCGTGCCGAGCGCATTGCCCGCCAGACCGGCGTACGAGCTCGCGCGCGAGGCCATGGCGTTCTGCAGCGCGTTGGCACCGGCCATCTGGGTGCCGTAGTTGACGCCCTGCTGGCTGGCGGCCGCCTTGGCGGCCTCGAACGGCGTGGTGCCGCCGATGGTGGCGGTGGTGAACTGCTGCAGCAGGTCGTTGGCCTGGCTCGGGTCGCCGGAGCCGCCAGGCCCGAAGACGTGCTGCTGGATGATGGGGATGGCCGCGTTGATCTGGTCCTGCAGTCCGTAAATGGGGCCGAGCTTTTGCTTGGTGATGTTCTCGAGCGTTTGCTGCGCGGTAGCCTGGTTGGCTGCGGCGTTGGCCAGCGTGCTCTGGACAGTCGCCTGCGGACCACCGGCGGCGAGCGTGGCGCGCTGGACGTCGGCCTGGGCGTTTGCCAGGTTGGCATTCGCGGTCTGCAGGCCCGCGCCGGCTTTGTAGTAGTCCGATTGCGACCCGGTGAGGTCCGTCTGCGCCTGGGTGAGACCGGTTTCGGCGTTCTGCTTGGCAACCAGCCCTGGCAGCAGCGTGTTGATCTGGTTCGCTTGCGCGGTGGACTGCGCCGCCTGCGCCTGGAGCGCAGCCGCTTCGGCGGGTGTCTTGGCAGCCGTTGCCTGCGCAGTGAGCAGCGCCGCCTGGCCGCTGGCCGCTTGTTGACCAGCTTGCGCCGCGACGAGCTGACGCTGGCCCTCTGAGCCCTGGGCGAGGACCTGGGCCTGCGTGGTCGAGTAGTCACCCTGCGCCTTCGCCGCGCCGGCCTGGGCGTTGTACAGGTTGGCCTGCTCGGGACTGACCGTGACCTGGTCGAGCGCTTTGGTGAGCGTGCTCGAGTAGGCCGCGTTGGCGGTGGCGACGCGCTGCTCCGCCGAACCGAGCTGCGAGTACGACGCGGTGATCTGCGCGCTGAGTTGCTGCTGTTTGAGCGGGTCGGTTTCCTGCGAGTACTGCGTCTGCAGACCGTTGAGCGCGCTGTAGGCCTGGGTGACCTGCGCGTTGGCGTCGCTGATCTCCTGGCGCGCCTGGGCGGTGATGGCGTCGACCTGGTCGTTGCCGCCGGGCGTGCCCACGGCACCGTTGCCCGCTAAGCCCGGTACCGGTGGCTGCTGCGGGACCGTCGTGCCCGGCACGGTGGGCCCGGCCGCTGGCGCTGGTGCCGCGGTGGTCGCCGCAGTGGTCGCCGCCGGTGCGGGTGCCGCGGTGGGCGCCGGTGCCGGCGTCGTGGGTGTGGCGGACGGCCCAGGCAACGCTGTGGGTGCCGTATTGGGTTGTGCCTGCAGTGGCTGCGCTTGCGGCGCGCCCTGGACCGGCGAGCCGTCCGCGTTGATGGCGTTGCCCTGAGCGTCAATCCACGTGAGTGAGCCGTCTGGCAAGGTGCCGACTCGAGCGCCAGGTGGCAGTGGCATGTCAGCTCACCGGTGGCATGGGCGGCATGCCTGCCCCAGGTGGCGGCGGCATCATCGGCGCGGCTGGCAGCGTGGGCAACGGCGTCGGCGTCGGCGCAACCGGTGGCGGCGGGAGTGCGCCTGGTCCCGGCGCCACCGGCCCTGACGGCATGGCGCCGAGTGAACGCGCCACGCTCTGCTGGGCCAGACTGATCGGCAAGGTCGAGCCCTCGGGTGGCTCAGGCGGTTGCGTACCTGCCGCGTCAGCCGCCCAGCCGGCGAGCTGCTTGGCTTTGGCGATCGAGTCGTTGATGTCCGCGCCCTGCATCAGCAACTGGCGCATGGGGTAGACCTGGTTCAGCGCCTGACCTGGCGCCTGACCCTGGGCGACCAGCTGGTGGTACGCCGCGTCGGCCGCGTCCGTGGAGCCGAGGGGCGAGAAGTTCCAGCGCTGCACGGCCTCGTCCTGCGTCAGCTGCTGGCCGCTGAGCGGCGAGCCGAGGCGATTCGCGATGCCCGAGGCGTAGTCGCTCACGCGCTGGGCGAAACTGTCCACGGTCTGCTGCAGGACGTCACCCGAGGCCTCGCCCGCCATGCCCTCAGGACTTTCCGGCCTTCGCTCGAGCGGGGAGCTTGCTCTCTTTCACGCCCCGCAATTTTCCCCGGGCGTCGGCCGGGCTGAAGCCGGGCACGTTGCCGCCCGCGGCGTAGCCGAAGAACCGCGCCTGCGCTCGAGAGACGGGCTTCGTGTAGGGCTTACCGCCGGGCATTCTTCGTCGGCAGCGTTTCGTGCAGGTGTCCACCGCCCGCGCCACCCGTGGGGATGTCGCCACGGTGCACGCGCTGCGGGGGCAACGGATAACTATGCCGATCCGCCTCGAGCACCGCCGGCTGGGGCGGCAACAGGCTGGCGTTGATGCGTGCGCGTCGGTCGAACTCGGGCTCAGTCGCGGGTCCAGCGCTCGAGCCAGCGTTGGACGGTCCGCACTCGGCGTGCGCCTTGGTCATAGCTTCGGCATGCCCGGTGCGCGCGGCACCCGCGCCGCTCGCGTGACACGCGCGGTCGTGGGCACGCCCGGCACGCCACGCGGCTGCGCCGGCATCTTGGGCATCTTGGGCAGGCCGACACGCGGATTCGCATTGGGAATCTTGGGGACTTTGCCGTTGGCCATTATTTTCCCTTGCCGCCTTTCGGTTGGGGCTTGGATTTCGGCGTGGGTCTCGGAAAGCTCGAGCCGGGTGGGACGCGCGGCTCACGCGGCAAGGGTGGTGCCATGCGCAGGCCCTGCGAGGTCATCCCCGAACGGACCACTACTTCTTGGCGCCCTTCTTGCCGCTCACGGCGATGTTCGGATACTTCGCGGCGACTTTACGACGAATGGTCGCCTGCTCCGCCGGGGTCGCGTTCTGAGCACCGCGAGCCAGTGCGTTGCGCGCACGTCCCGGCGTGTCGATCGGGTAGCTGCCCGGTCCTTTGCCGCCAGCACCGGTGCCTTTGCCGGGAAGCGCGAATTGGGAGGACTTGAGTGACTGGCGCTTCTTCGCGGTGATCGCCATAGCTACTTGCCCTTTCGCACCGGCACGCCACGCTTGCGGTCCAGCGCATCGTCGCGCGCCGAGCCCTCTTTGATGCCCGCGCGCTTGTCCGCGGCGCGGTCGCTGGCCGCGGTCCACTTCTTGCCGCGATCGACGACCGGTGGCTTCTGCCGACGGGACGGACCGGTCTCGTTCGTGTTGGCGCTCCAGCGCCCGTGTGGCTCGGCCATCGCGATCAGGTCGGTCCGTTGCCGTTGCCGTACTCGCCGCGGTTCCAGGAGTAGCTCTTCTTGACGGCCGGCGTGTTGTTGAAGGTCTCGGGGTCTTCGATGAAGTGCGCCAGATTGGCGTTGTCCTGCACGCCGAGGCTCGCGCCCTCGGTGTCGCGGATGTTGCCGACGTTGGGCGACGGGTTGCTGGTGCCGTAGCCCTCGATGGGATCGCCCCAGCCACCGATGTTGAGCACGCTGCGGTTCTTGCGGGCTTCTTCCTTGGTCTGAGCCATAACTCTGAGCTCTTCTCCCGGAGGAAACGGCCCCCGTTCCGACTAGTCGCGTCTAGGTTCCTGCGCGCACGGGTGGGGTGAGCATGCCGGCCAGCACGTCCTGGCGCATCGGGCCGGCGCCGGTGGCACCCGCCATGATGCCACCAATCGCGGAGTTCACAGGTTGCGGCGGATTGGTGCCGGCGAGCTGGCCCGTCGGACCGGGCGGCGGCTGGCCTCCGCCCGGCAGCGCCGCGGTCGGCGTGCCGTCGGGCATGGCGTTGCCGCTCTGCACCGCGGCGAACAACTGCGCCATCTTCTGGTCGTCGAGCTTCTTGCCGACCAGCTGAAAGAGATACTGCTGCCCTTGCGGCGTGTTGAACAGCAGTTTTTCCGTCTGAATCTCGATCATCGTTTCGTCCGGAGATTCATCACCCAGGCCCTTTTCGAGCGCCTGGCGCAACGGGATGCGGCCCTCGAGCGACCACTGCATCAGCATCTGCGCGTAGGGCAGATTTTCGCCTTCCTCGGGCGGATACTCGCACCAGTAGTCGTACACGCCCTGGCACATGTCCTGCGTCAGCTCCTGCGCCTTGCGCACGGATTGACGCATGCCCTTGGGCTGCACGCTGCAGTAGACCGGCACGGTCACGTCGTAGTAGTCGACGATGCGGTCGGCGATCTCGGTGACCATGCTGCCGACGAAGGTCATCGCCTGCAGCCCGCCGTTGAGCACGTCGTCGTACGCGTCCTGCAGCATGGAGCGGATCAGCGCGCGATCGTGCCCCGAAGTCGCGCCTGGTCCGCCGCCAGCTGCCGCGCTGGGCGCCTCCTCGTGGATGGCGCCGAGCATCAGCCCCATGAGCTCGTCGACGTCCTTGTTCGTGCCCGGGTGTGACGCTGGCACCGGCGTGCCTGCGACATATTGCGCCTTCATGGGCTGGATGTCGATCTCGCGCGGCCGCCCATCCTCGAGCACCAGGTCGGGCGAGACGTCGGCATTGGCGGGGATGAACCAGCCGCCAAAACTGTGCTGCCAGGAGTGCGCCAGCTTCGCCGTCGCCAGGTTGTTCATGCCCTGAAA